GGAGTTTTATGAGATATATGGGGAGTAAACGGCTTTTAGTAAAACACATTTTACCAATAATGGAAAAGAAAAGAGGAGATAGATCTTGGATAGAACCATTTGTCGGAGGTGCTAATATGATTGATAAAGTAACTGGTGGTGTTAGAATAGGTAATGACATTAATTATTATTTAATAAAACTATTCCAAGCTGTACAGAAAGGGTGGGTACCACCCTCCACTGTTTCGAAAGAATTGTATTACGAAATAAAAAATAATATGCAAAATTATGATCCTGCACTTGTTGGATTTGTTGGCTTTCCTTGTAGTTTTGGAGGTAGGTGGTGGGGAGGTTACGCTGCGTATAAAGAAGTTAATTATGCTAAGAGTAGTTCAAGGGCATTAGTAAAACAAGCACCTAAAATAAGAGATATTGAGTTTAAATGTGGGGATTATAAAAATTTAGAGATTCCTCCAAATAGCTTGATCTATTGTGATCCTCCATATAACGGGACTTGTAAGTATAAAGATAGCATTAATTCAGAAGAGTTTTTTGATTGGTGTAGAACTAAGAGCAAAGCTGGGCATATTGTTTATGTTAGTGAGTATGAAGCTCCTAATGATTTTGAATGTATTTTCGAAATTGAAATTACTCATTTTATGAAGACAACAAATAAAGATAAACAAATAGAAAGACTTTACAAGACAATATAAAAGTTACGCTGGCGAACACGCGCATGACTGTACACATAACTATAAGATATTAAATAACTTAACAAAGGATATATTATGCCTGCACAATTTTATAAGATAACATTAATGAAGTACAAGAAAGCGCTCAAGGACACTGGTGGCATTAAGAGTTCTATCTGTAAGAAGCTTGGTATCGTGCGCACAACTCTTGAGAAGTATCTAAAGGCTAATCCAAAAGCCATGACTTTTTATAACGAAGAGAAGGAACGAATCGGGGATGAGGCAGAGGGTGTCTTATTCGAAGCTATCAAGAATAAAGATCTCAAAGCTGTCAAATGGTATCTTGGACGTATGCATAAAGATAGAGGATATACAATACAGACAGATGTAATGGATGTCACTCCTAAGAAGGAAAGTAAGCTAAGTGATGAGGACGTTAACAAGCTCATTAAGAGTCTAGAGTCTAATGAGTAAGGTTTCGTTCGATGACTTACCTACTCATGTTCAAAGGCAAATGGCTCTTGCTTCTCCTTACATAATGGGTAAGCTAGTTCTTGGCTACGATAAGTTCGGTCCTATTCAGAAGGGATGGAGCGACTTTGTGCGCAAGAATGTTGATCCTGACAATCTAACTAATAAGAAAGTGTTACGAATGTATCCAAGAGAAACGTATAAGAGTACGTTCTGGACTGTAGTATTCGCTGTATGGCTCGTAGCAAACAATCGTAACTTAACCATACTTATTGCATCATCTACATTCGGTAACTCCACTGACTTCTTAAGAGAGATAAAAGGTTGTTTGCAGAGTACGAGATTCGTAGAGATCTTTGGAGACATAACTGATGGAGACGACTGGACAGCAAGCACTATAACTGTTAAGAGGGATGTTAATAAAAAAGAAAGCACAATATCTTGTACCGGACTAGGAGTTACACTCACGAGTAAGCATTATGATATTGTGCTGTTAGATGATATAGTTAGTACATTGGACAGAGACTCAGCACCAGCAAGGAAGAAGACTCTAGGTTTCTTTGGAGACATATGGGACTTACTCAAGAAGGATAAGACGTTCTTCATGATGGTTGGTACGCGATGGCACATAAAGGATGTGTACCATCATATCATTGTTAACATTAATAAGAAGCTACGAGATGCAGGACTAGATCCTATAGAGGTAGAGGTTACGCCAGCTTATGGTGACGGCAAAATGATCGACTTCAATAACTATGATCCGTCCAAAGAGAACTTCCCTACCATCTTAAATAAAGAGAAACTATTGGAGCTGCGTGCTCTTAAAGACATAAGTATGTTTCAAAGTCAGTATCAGTTGAATCCTTTATCAGGTAGTGATCAGATCTTTAAGAAGATACATTACTATAACCATCAATCAACTAAGTACAAGAACTTCGTTATCTACTCGGACCCAGCTATAAGCACTAAAGCAGGCGCTTGCGACTCAGCAGTAGTCTGTATAGGCAAGATAGATGGAGGTGAACATAATAATAAGTGGGCGTGCGTTTTTGCAGACATTGATAGAAGGACTCCAAGGGACTTTGTGATAGCTCATAACAATATGTACATAATGGTCGAGGATGCACATAAGGTGATCATAGATATCTTAATGGAAAATAATGGATTTCAAGCACTCCTTAAAGACGAAATGCATAAACATGCACTTGAGCTAGGACGCAATATTCCAACAGTCGGTAGAACAGCTAAGGAGAATAAGACTGCAAGGATAAGTTCTATGGAACCAAATGTAACTGAGGGCTTCTTACTCTTCAGAGATGATTGGCAAACAGCTAGTGGCAATTATAAATACATAATTGAGCAGCTTGAGAATTTCCCTCAGGGGCTTGTAGACGGCATAGATGCGCTCCAAGGAGCCTGGAAGCATTCCAAGTACGTGTACTAATGAAAAGACTCTTCTGTCATAAGCACAAGAAGTATGAGGACGAAGATAAGTTCTCGGAGAAATGTAGGACTCCAAAAGGTTTAACAATCTGTAAGATCTGTACATCAAAGTTATTCGAAGAATACTATCAAAGAGAACTGAAAGGCGATTAGCAGGGTATTGATTAATTGCCGCTTTAGTAGATGCCATTATTTAAAAGCCAAAAAGATATTGACTCTGAAAGAGAAGTAGCTGTCAATAAAGCTACGGATATCGTTGTGCAAGATAAGCAAGTAGAAATTGATAAAGTAGTACAGAATCAGCAGAAGAGTATCGACAAAGCAGTCGAAACAGCAATTCATAAGACTATGACGGTGCTGCAGAAAACTCAGCATACAGGATACAGTCTTACCTCAGAAAATCGTAATAAACCAGAATCTAAAGAAATCCAAGTTAATTATATGAGTCGTACCAGTGGTGTTACAAGAGTGTCTTCGCAATCGCATCTAATATTGCAGGCTTGCCCGTTACACTTACTGACCTAAACGATCCATCTAAGATAGTAACAGAGGGTATCGCTTGGGAAGTAACTAAGCGTCCCAATCCAGTTGGTTCGTGGTACGATCTGATAGAGAGTTATATATCATATGCAGAGCTAGTTGGCGATTCCTTTATGGAGATCGGCGGAGAAGGAGAAAATCCTCAGCTGTATACTATGAGAGCAGATTGGATGGAAATAGTTCCAGGTAAGATGGAATTAGTTGAGAAGTACAATTGGAAACCAGAAGGTGTAACAAAAGCATCTTTCCTTCCTGAAGAGATCATGCATTTCAAATACTTCCATCCTCGCTCAGAGTTATATGGAATGTCCGCAGCGCAACCAGTAAGACCTACAATGATAGTTGATGCATATGCTCAGCAGTATCAGAAGAAGTTCTTTGAACAAGGCTTTGGTGGTACAACATATGGTAAGTGGACAGGTGCTGAGAAGTTAACGCCTACTGAGTTTGCAAGATTAGACCAAGCCATGAAGATAGATCTGACTGGAGTTACGAACTCACATAAGGTTCCTCTATTTGAGAATGTAGAGCTTAAGTCAACTGGTACTAATCCTAAAGATACTCAGGTAGCTGAACAACGTATTAATAATCGAAACGAAGTCTTGTCGTCATACGGAGTTCCATTGGTTGTTGTAATGGTAACAGATGATAAGAGTAGCACATATAACAATGTACAAGAGCAGACAAAAGCCTTCTGGCAATATACTCTAATCCCAAAGATCCATAAGCTTGAAGAAGTACTTAACTACGGTTTCTTTAACCGTCTTGGTGTTAACCTCAAGTTCGACTTAAGCAAGATAACCGCACTTCAGAAAGACATTAAGCTTCAAGCCGAGACTGCCAAAGCAGTTGTAGATGGTGGTATATTAACTCCTAATGAGGCTCGTGAGAAATATTATGATTTAGAACCACTTCCTGGTGGAGATATATTGAAGTCTGCTTCAACTCCTAGTCCAACTAATAATGCACTTATAAACAATGCTATTCCAACTAATCCAGGTATTCCTGACGGGACAGGGC